TGCCACCTGACGCATCTCCAGCACCAGATACTGTGTAGTGCGTGGTTAGAGTTTTGGTTGTTTCAGTTCCTGTAGAGGATCTGATAATTACTTGTAAATCTGTGTCCGCAAAAATTTTAAATGTGTAGGCAAAAGCAGTTGTGCTTGAATTACCTGAATAAGAGTTCTTTACTGTAGTTGAAGATACTGTCATATTACTTTCCTATATTATTTATTCTCCTGTTTTTCAAGAAGTTTTAATGCTTCTTGAGCAAAGCTAATCATTAATATATACTTTTGGTCTATCAATTCTCTTTTCATATCTCCTGTAATTTTAGTGCCATCTGCTAGTTCTTTTACGTTATATATCTGTCTAATAGCTTTGTCTAAATCTTTTATAGATTGTTGATAGTCTAACATAAATTTTTTATCAAAAGGAGCTTCTTTCTGTAGTCTTTCAACCTCTTCAAAATCACCTATTTTTTGAGCAAACTCAAGATCATTAAATGCTTTTTGAATTGGATCTAATTTTTCAAAGAATGTTGTCAAAGATTTTGCAGAATAACCTGGAACGTCTCTTACATCAAAAGCTCTAATAACTGGTATTTTAGATAAACTATCTGTAGGTTTAATAGGATCATCTATAATTTTAGCTTTAATTAAACCATAATCTAAAATGTCTATAACATATCTACCTATACCACCTGTCCATGATCTAAATACATTTTCAGCGTGAATAGGATTCATAGCTAAAAAACTTTCATCACCCACTAAACCATTAAGAAGTTCAGATACTAATTTAAAAGTTTCAGATGTATATTCTGTATAATAAAACTTATTAGATAAATTTTTATCTAAAGATTTTGGTACTACAGGTGCATCTCTAAAAAAACTATGATTCATAAAATTTTCAATAAAAGGTCTTACTGCTGTGGGTATAGGATAAAAACCTTTTGCATTTTGATACATAAAATCTTTAGCAAATTCTTTCCATTGTTGAGGTTCATTTGTTCTAATCCAATCTAAACTTTTTTCAACAATAGAAGAAACTAAAGTTCCTACCTCAAAAGGTTTAGGAAATCTTTGACCTTTATCTCCTATTTTAAAATAATAATATGCTTGTTTTAACCATTCAGGTTGTTCTCTATAATCTTCGTCATCATAATTTAACATATAAAAACCTAATGTTGGAAGAACCACATAAGCACCAAGCATAGCTGTTGTTCTTCCAGGAGCATCTCTAAAGGCTTCATATAATCTTGTTAAACCTCCAACCCTAGCAGTCCAAAAAGGAACAAGTTTATTTATGTTATTTCCTAACGTACCTCTTCTTGCATAATCTAAAAGATTTCTAGCTTCAAAACCTCCTCTTTCTATAGCTTGTTTTTCTGTTAAACCTTTTTCAATAGCTTTTTTATAAGTTTTTTCAAATATTCTAAATCTTGTCATCTCCTCTGATAATTGAGTTAAAGCTCTAAATGGTGCTAATGGTCCTCTATTAGAATTTCTTACTGGACCTTTAGAAAGAATGTCATAAACTTTACCATCAAAAATATTAGGTCTATCTACAGCTAAAAGTGTTGATTGCATACCACCTGACTTGACATATTTTTTATACATTTCCATAGTTTTTTTTCTTTTACCTTTAGTAATAATATTAAATGCTCCAATCACAGAATCTTGTATTGGAATAAAAGGAACTTTATTTAAAAAACTAGCTTGCATAGTGTCTCTAAAAAAGTTGGGTACAGCAAAGTCAGGAATTAATATTGCACCAGCTCTAAGTGTTCTTGCAGGTGCTCCTAAATAGTGCATTAACATATTTGAACCTTGTTGGTCTAAAGTTGTAAATGCAGTTTTAATATCTTTACCAACATCCCAAGTTTCTAATTTTCCATCTCTTCTAATTGTCATTAAATCTTCTTTAGGTCTATTAGTAGTTTTTGGATTTACTTTTTTTATAAATGGATAAAAGTTTTTATCTTTCTTTTGAGCATTTGTAACCATATCAAGAAATTTAGTTTTAACAGCGTTTCTTTCAACAGCATTAACTATTGTGTTTGTATTTTTAACCATTTGTTCTAAAGGTGGATAAACTCTTGATTTATCACCTTTAATAGCTTTAAAAGGATTTACTGATCCTTCAGCAACAACTGGTTTACCATCTTGTATTAGTTCTCTTGCAAATGTAACATAATTTTTATTAGCTTCTGTCATTGCTGTAAATGCTTCTGCTGTTATAAAACCACCATCACGTGCATATTCTAAAAGATGTCTTTGATAAGTGTCTGTTTTTTTTGCAGCTTGTTCAAATTTGAATTGATTTTTTTTTACAAATTCTTTTGCAGTTTGAATATTAAAACCTGTTTCAATTCCTCTAGCATCTAATTCAATAGCTCTTCTATTAGATAAATAAGTTTCAAATAATTGTGTTTCTATCTTACCTTCTTTTGTAATATCTTTTGTTATTTCTTTAAGTCCTAAACCTTTTTCATTTAATGTTTTTGCATTTAAAGTTCCATACTCAATAAAGTAACCTGCACGATTTTGCATACCTTCCATAATTCTTTGTTGCTCATAAATATTTAATTTTTCAATACCTGTTTTAGTATTTATTTTAGCATTTCTCATAACTTCAAGTATTGGATATTTATTATCTATACCCTCTACAATAGTTTTTCTTTTAACAGTTGATCCCATTTCTTTTAGTCTTTCAACTGTTAAAGGTTCTACTCTCGGTTTTAAAACGATATTTTCAGCAGCTTTATTGGCTAGTTCATCTTTGAATATTTTATCAGGTTCTTTAATTTTTTTTTCAGTAGTTTTTCTTTCTAGTAGATTTGCATAATCTCTAATAAAAGGTCTTGATGAAACATCCTCTAGTATTCTTTTATTAATTATTGAATCTTTAAATAATTGATTTGGTTTTTTACCTGTATCAATAAATACTTTTTTAGTTCTATCTTCCATAGTTTTTCTAGGTTGAACTAATCCTAACCCACCAAATAAAACAGCAGAGTAAGAAAATTCTTTTAATGATGGTAGTTGTTGATTTAATGCTGCACCTACCCCTTCAAACGCTGTAAGTTGTGAAGCAACTCTTGTAATATATTTATCAGCTAGTTTTGTTCCACCAATTTTTAGTTGTGGAGCCATGGCAGTTAATGAAAATGTTACACCTTGTTTTGCACCTTCTTTTACCCCTTCTTGTAAAAAATTTTTAAGAATAGTAACTGGCTCTCCATAAGATTGTTGTTCTAAACCTTTTACTATTGTAGCTCTTGCAGCACCAGGAATAGCACCAGCAGTAAAAGCACCACCAGAAGGACCACCAACCGAAGCTCCTGGAAGAAAACTTATTCCATATAAAGGTAGTTCTAATCCTAAAGTGTAAGCTCTTTCTAACAATCCTTCAAACCATGTATAATCTTCAGGTTCAGGTTGAATTAGAGCTTCAGATAAACCTTCACCTTTTGCAAGTCTTATTGTCATATCGTAAAGAGTTTTTCCATAACCTCTTTTTAATATTTCATCTCCATTAAATTCTTTACCAACAACAACCTCTTTTAGTGATGGAGCATTAGCTTGATCAATTTTTGATTGGTATAATAATTCATCATCAGGTGATATAGATTCTTGTGTGTAGTATTCATTTTCTATTTGTTCTTTTATATCTAAAAAATAATCTTGATATATTTTTTTATCATTACTTGTTGTTCCAAATGCTTCTAATATTTCTTGATTATTAAAACCTGCACTACCTAATTTTTGTATTTTAGATTTTTTCCAATCAGCTATTTCTTTTTCACTAAACCCAGCATCATTTAGTCTTAATTCTTTTTGTCCTAGATCCATTGTTATCTCATTGTTCTTTTTTCATATTCAAGAGCTGTCTCATCTTCTAATCTTGGCGTAACTTCACTTTGATTTGTTTCTTCTGCTATTGATTGTACAATACTTCCAAGATCAGATGTTTTAGGTAAAACATTTTTAATATCTTTAGCGATATAATTTTCTGAATTAGGTGATAATAAATTTTCAATAGTAATTCCATTTCTTAAACCATCAATATATCTTTTGTAATATACTTGTCTTAAATTACTTGCTTTATTATTATACGTTTTATCAAAGTAACTTAAAAAAGCATTACCTTGTAATAAAGGTGTAAGATTATTAAACCATTGCATATATTGCTTATCCTGATTTAAAAATGTATTATTATATGTTCGTGTTATGAATGTTGATAAAAAATTAAGATCATTTTCATTTATATCACCATCACCTGCTCTTTCGATTATACTTTTTTCAGTTGTCTCACCTGGTAATTTAAAAGCATCTTTTGCATTTTTAATTTCTCCTGCATTTATTTTTTGTATAATAGTTGTGTTTGTATTATAATTACTATCGTAACTAAATTTACCTTCATTTACTTTTGTGTTTAAATTTTTTAATTGTTCATCAGCTTGTATATCGCCAGTATTAAATTTAGATAACTCTTCTTCGCTCAAACCAAAAACCTTATTAGCTTCACTTCCTCTTAATCTCTTTACTGTTTTTTGTAGTGCATCATTAACAACTGAGGCATTGTTAAATTTTAAAACTTCTCCATCAAATCTAGCTTTTTGTCTTACTTCTGTAATTAATTTTTTTCTGTCATCGCCTTGTATTTGTTTAAAGTTATTTATATCTTGTAATAAAACAGCAGCTCCTGCTGCATCTGTTGTAGCTAAAAATCTAACTTGTTCTATTTCAACCAATTTTGGTAAATTAGTTTTATATAACTGTAAATCTTTTTCACCAATAATTCCTTCTTTAACTAAACCTTTATAATCTTCTTCTATAGATTTAGCTAAAATATCAAATTGGAAAGCACTTTCTGATGAAACTGCATAAGCTATTTTTGATTTAACTTTTTGTTCTACTTGACCGACTCTAGTAGTAACTAAATTATTTCTAGTTTTTTTTAAAATATTATTTACATAGGTGCTTTTATTTTTAGAAAAATTAATACTAAATAAATCACCTACATTTTTATTAGGTGCTTTTGCTTTATATTTATTTTGTATAGATTCAAATTGTTGATTAAAATAATCTATTCCTTGTTGTGGTGTATTTTTTAATTCAGCTTGTTCAGCAGCATTAAAAACTTCAACAGTTGCATCTGCATCTAGTTCTCCAGCTTGTACTTGAAATTCTATTTCTTTTTCTTTTATATAATAATCTTCAGCAGCTTTACCTAATGGTCTTAATGCTCTTCCAACAGTTTGAGTTAAAGGTATTTTTATATTAGAAGTAACTCCAGCAGCTTCTGCTGTAGGTCTAGCTTCTGATGTAAATGTAGGAATTTTTGGCATTATTATGTAACACCACCTATTCTTAATAAACTTTCTCCAGCTCTTGCATAAGCACCAAGTTCAGCAATTTTTGCTTCTCTTCTTGCTATTTGTCCTCTTATTCTAGCAAAGTTTGCTTCTTCTATTTTTTGTGATTGAGCAACTTGAGAGTTATAATTCATAACATCTTTTTGTATTTCAGATTGTTCAGCATTATATCTTAAAATATTTAAAGCACTTCCTGATAATTGAACACCAGATTTTAGTGTAGCTACTTTTGTTCTTCCTGTTAATCTTTCAAATTGTTGATCAAATCTAGCAATATCAAATTCAGTTTGTTTCTTTATTGCTTCAACTTCTTGTTCTTTTATTTTAGCATTTCTATTTTGAACACTTTGATTATATTTACCAAGTGCAGAAATTTGTTGTGCTGCTGCAATATCAAATACAAAACTCATTAAAATATCCTCGCATATCTGTATTGGTCTGAACCATCAAAACCATAGTGTTTCATTAATCCCTCGTTTTCTAATCCTAACCATTCTGCAAATCTTATACCTTTATCAAAATCTGATCTTACAGCAGTTTGAACTCTTTTAATATTATATTTTCTTGCAACTTTAGCAAAATCTTTCTTGATTGCTTT